CAAACTCAAGAGTTACGAGAACAACTATCGGCTATCCAACAACGCGAAGCTGATCTCTTAAAACGAGAAGCAGAGTCCGAACTCAAGAGAAAGCATCCCGATTTTGAAGATATACGGGGTGATGAAGGTTTTCATACATGGGCGCAGGAGCAACCAGCAGCAATACAACAATGGGTTTATGCTAATAATAATGATGCTACTTTAGCTAGTCGTGCTATCGATCTTTATAAAATGGAAATGGGTTCTAGTCAGCCAAAACAACGACAGTCTAGAAAGAAAGAAGCTGGCAACGCCGCTGATATGGTGTCAACCAAAACAACGGCTGTAGATGCTAAGGCTCCTAAAATCTGGACACAACGGGAAATCCAGAAGATGTCCATCGATGATTTTGATAAGTATTCAGAAGATATTAATCAAGCATTAGAGGAGGGCAGAATCCGGTAAATTTGTTTTTTATTAGGAGATATAATCATGGCTTATAATGCATCCGACCAGTATTTTGAACAGAGTACTGATACCAATGGTAACTTTGGTAACTCTGTTTCTGGTCAAAATAACTCGTTTTTCTTACCCGCAGTCTATTCTAAGCAAGTTCTAAACTTCTTTAGAAAGTCTTCAGTTGCAGAAGCAATTACGAATACTGACTACGCAGGTGAGATTTCGTCATACGGTGATTCTGTAAAGATCATCAAAGAACCAGAAATTACTGTCTACACTTATGAAAGAGGTGCAGACGTAACGCAAACTAAGTTGACTGACCAAGAGATAACTCTAGTCGTTGACACAGCTAACGCTTTCAAATTTATTGTAGACGATATTGAATCTAACATGTCTCATGTTAATTTCAGAGAAGCTGCAACTTCTTCCGCTGCTTACGCACTGAAAGATGCTTTTGATGAAGGTGTTATTGCGACTATGATTGCAGGTGTTTCGGCATCTAGCCCCAATCATATTCTTGGTTCTGATAGTGCAACTGACCTTGCAGCAGGAACTTTTGATGGTACAGGTAATTTGGATATTGGCTTTGGAAGTTCAGAGCATGATCCTATTGATGTGCTATCCCACATGTCCCGTCTACTGGATGAGCAAAACATTCCAGAAGAAGGACGTTGGTTCCTAGCTAATCCTGAGTTTTATGAAGTACTTGTTCAAAGTTCTTCTAAACTCCTTTCAGTGGATTACAACGCAGGTCAAGGGTCAATTCGTAATGGACTAGTTTCATCTGGTAAATTGCGTGGTTTTGATATGTATAAGACTAACAACATTGCTGCGACATCTAATGCCGCTGGTCAATGTATTGCTGGTCACATGTCTGCTACAGCAACAGCTCAGACTATTACTAGTACTGAAGTAATTCGTGATCCTGATAGCTTTGGTGATATTGTACGAGGACTCCATGTTTATGGTTCCAAAGTACTACGTCCCGCAGCATTATGTTCTGCCTTTTACGGCATTGACTAAGTAAGTTTAAGTTAGGGGGCTGTAAAAAGCCTCCTTTCTTTTTTTGTTTAAAGGAGTAAAGAATGCCCCAACTTGGTAGTGATAAAAATCCAATGGTAATAACCAAAAAGAAAACTGGTAAAACTTTAGGTCTTATGGGTCGTTGGTATACTAAAGAAAATAGAGATAAGTATGCTGAAAACTACAATAGAATTTTTAAAAAGACAGATAAAAAAGACACTTAATTATGGCTACTACATTCCTACAATTAACAAATGAATTACTACGAGAGTTAAACGAAATTGTTTTAACTTCTTCAACTTTCTCTGGTGCTGTAGGAATACAGGCTCACGCTAAAGATTGTATAAACAGAGCGTACTTAGATATAGTAACTGAAGAACCTCAATGGCCCTTCTTAGCTGTAGGTGAAAGTGGTGCTACTGATCCTATGCTAGGTAATGTTTCTGTAGACACTGTAGCAGCACAAAGATGGTATGAGCTAAAGGCAGCAAGTTCTAGTGTGGCTGATGACTATGGTTCTATAGATTGGGATAATTTTTATCTAACAACTGTAGGCGTTAGTGGAGAGTCAGCACCTTATGTTTCTAGAAATTTAACTTTTATAACCACAGAAAAATGGAAAGACTTTAGGCGACCACAAGAAAATGCAGATGACGCAGATGGCGCAGTAGGAGGAACACCCCGCTATGTTATTAGAAGTCCTGATTCTCGCAAGTTCGGTTTAAGCCCAATACCAGATCAAGTATATAAAGTTTGGTTTTTTGCTTTCAGCTTGCCTACACAACTATCTGCTCATGGAGATGCAGTTGTTTTTCCTGACATGTATAAAACAGTTATATTAGCTAAGGCTAGATATTATACTCATCAATTTAAAGATAATCCTCAAATGGCAGTTTTTGCTTTAGATGATTATAAAAAAGGATTAAAAAGTATGCGGGAAAATTTACTACATACAGTTCCTACATATATGTCTGATGACAGAATTAGGTTCATTTAAATATGCAAGCATTCGGTGTATCTTGTCAGGGTGGCTTAAATACTAATCTAAATCAATTCCAGATGTTAGAGCAACCCGGCTTTGCTACAGAATTAGAAAACTTTGAAGTTGATCCCGATGGTGGCTACAGAAGAATAAATGGTTACACTCAATTTGGTGATACTAATCCCAACAGCTCTAATGCTATATTAGGGCTTTTTGTTTATGCAGACGGCCTAATTGCCTGTGCAGGAACTAATATTTATTTTAGCTTAGACGGAGAAAGCTGGTTACAAATAAATAAAGCCAGTGTAGCCGTTAGTGGAGATGACTATACTGCATTTACTGGAAGAAGCGCGGCAGCTAGAACAGGTCAAGGACAAGCAACTTTTGCTTTATTTGAAGGCTCTAGTATATATGGTGAAGTAGTTATTACTGACAAAGGTTCTGGTATTAAACCTGCTCTTTTCAAAATGACAGGTACAGGTGCATTATCTGGTAGAACCTTTTTCTATGAAGAAATCACAGTAAGTGGCGTTGTTTATCCTAAATATTGTGTTATGCACGATAAACACTTAGTTGTAGCAGGAGCAGCTACAGCATTAAATACAATATATTACAGTGGCACAAGCGACATAAATAGCTTTTCAAGTTCTGGCTCAGGTAGTATTGCATTAGATGATCAAGTAGTAGGAATAAAAAGTTTCCGTACTGATTTAATTATCTTTTGTAAAAATAGTATTTATAAATTATCAAATATAAATGATTCCGATACTATAGCTATAACACCTATTACCAAGAACGTAGGTTGCTTAGACGGACACAGTATTCAAGAAATAGGTGGTGATCTAATATTCTTGAGTCCGGATGGTTTTCGTTTAGTTGCTGGTACAGAAAGAATTGGTGATGTAGAGTTAGGCTCTGTCTCAAGACAAATACAATCTGTAGTATCAAAAATAGCAGCTTCTATAGACACATATACTATAAGTAGCGCAGTACTAAGAAGTAAATCTCAATATAGATTTTTTTATAGTACAGCAACAGGAAGTACTGGTACATCTAAAGGAGTAATTGGTACTATAACTCCTAATGGTTTTGAGTGGTCTGAAACTATAGGCATACAAGCACATGGCTTTGCATCAGGATTTAATTATTCAAATGTAGAAAAAATATATCATGGTGATAGTGCAGGATATGTTTATAATCATAATACAGGAAATGATTTTAATCCCGCAGGAACACAGACAAATATAAATGCTAGATATAAAACACCTAATTTAGATTTTGGTGATGCAGGAACATTAAAGTCATTACACTACACAAAAATATCTTTTACACCTGAAGGCACAATAGAGCCTACTTTACAGATTTCATATGATTTTGATAGTACTGATAGGCTGCAACCACCTCTGTATGTATTAGATGCAATACCAACTCCCGCAGTATTTAGTGCAGGAACTTTTGGTACGTCAGTATTTGGAGCTTCTCAAGACCCTATGGCAAGACAAGCAGTACAGGGCAGTGGACACAACATTGCTTTTAAAATATACAGTCAAGATACTAATGCACCTTATTCAATAAATGGTTTTTATGTAGATTACAGACCATCCGGTAGGAGATAGAAATGGCTACAAGTTATGTAAGACAAAGCAGCATGGCAGATGGAGACACAATTACTGCTGCGTTATTTAATGATGAATTTAACCGTCTTCTAACTGCGTTCTCTTATGCTTCTAGTTCAACTACTGGACACAGACATGACGGCACAGCAGGAGAAGGCGGTAATATACATACAATAGGCGATCAAGATTTTTTAAATAAAGTATTGACAACAGGTAACACTTGGGAGTTCTATGTAGAAGTCTCTAGTGCCGCAGCAAAACAACTGATCTTACAAGACGGAGCATTAGTACCTGCTACAGATAATGATATTGATTTAGGCACAAGCTCTTTAGAATTTAAAGATGCTTACTTTGATGGCACAGTAACAACCGATGCTCTAGTTGCTGATACAGCCGATATTAATGGTGGTACAGTAGACGGAGCTACTATTGGTGCTAGTTCAGCAACAACTATTGTAGGAACAACTATTACAGCTAATACAGCTTTTGTACCTGATGCTTCTGATGGTGCTGCTCTTGGCACAAGTGCATTAGAGTTCAGTGATCTTTACTTAGCAGATGGGGCAGTTATTTATTTAGGTGATGATCAAGATGTATCTTTAACTCATGTAGTTGATACAGGACTTCTTCTTTCTAGCACTGATCAATTACAGTTTGGTGATTCTGGTACTTATATACACCAATCAGCAGACGGAGTTTTAGATTTAGTAGCTGATACTGAAATAGAAATAAACGCTACTACTATTGATATAAATGGTGCAGTAGATGTATCAGGTAATTTAGGAGTAGGTGGGAATCTTACAGTTACAGGAACCACTACTTTAAACGGAGGTACATTAACTCTTGGTGATGCTGCAACTGATAATGTTGTTTTTGGAGCAGATGTAAACAGTAGTATTATTCCAAACACAGATAGTGCTTATGATCTAGGTTCTTCTGGTCAAGAGTGGCGAGACATATACATTGATGGTACAGCTTATTTAGACGCTATAAATTTTAATGGTACAGCTATTAGTGCTACAGCAGCCGAATTAAATATAATGGATGGTGTTACTGCAACTGCTGCTGAATTAAATTTAATAGATGGCGTTACTGCTACTACAGCAGAACTTAATACTTTAGATGGTGTTACAGCAGTTGTAGGAGAATTAAACGCTTTAGATTTAGGTGCTACTGGTACAGGTACTGCTATTGCTTCTAAAGCAGTTATTTTAGATGCAAACAAAGATTATACCGGAGTAAGAAATCTTACCCTTACTGGTGATCTTACCGTTGGCGGTGATGATCTTACTATGGGAACAAATACTTCAGGTCATATTTTAGTAGCAGACGGCACAAATTTTAATCCGACAGCAGTTGGTTCTTTATCAGAAATATCTACTATAGCTAGTGATGATGTTTTTCTTGCAGTAGATACTTCTGGGGGTGGTTTAAAAAAGGTTACTCGCAGCACTGTAGTTAGTGGGCTTGCAAGTTCTTCTGCTCTTTCAAATGTTGCAGAAGATACTACTCCACAATTAGGCGGTAACTTAGATTTAAATGGTAACGATCTTGTTACAACTTCTAACGCTACTCTTGATTTAGCCCCAAATGGTACAGGTACAGTTGTAGTTAGGGGCAATACTAACTCAGGTGCAGTAGTATTTAATTGTGAAAGTAACAGTCATGGTCAAAAGATTTATGCACAGCCACATTCAGCAGCCGTTACTAATACTTTAATGTTACCCGCAGGTGCTAATTCAACATTAGTATCTCTTGTATCTACTGATACTCTTACAAATAAAACACTTACAAGTGCTGTTTTAAATACAGGAGTAAGCGGTTCAGCAGTTCTTGATGAAGATAATATGGCTTCTGATTCAGCAACTAAACTAGCTACACAACAATCTATAAAGGCTTATGTAGATAGTACTGGTAGTGGAACTATGTCTAACTTTATTCTTGAAGATGATGATGGTACAGAAGTTACTGTTGCTGATGGTAAAGAAGTAAAGTTTATTGGTTCAGGAATAACTACAAACTGGACAGATACAGACAACGGTACAGATGGCGATCCTTATGATTTAACTTTTACAGTAGATGCAGCACAGACAGGAATTACTTCTATCTATGCTACTGATCTAATAATGGGAGAAGACGCTGAAACTGCTATTGATTTTGGAACAGCAAATGAAATTGATTTTAAAGTAGACAATGCTGCAAGATTAACTTTAACTGCATCAGCATTATATCCGGTAACAGATAATCAAATAGATTTAGGTACAGCCTCTCTAGAATTTAAAGACGCTTTCTTTGACGGAACAGTTACAGCAGATGCCTTTGCAGGGCCATTAACAGGTAACGTAACAGGTAATGCGTCTGGTACAGCACTAACAGTAACACAAGCTGCTCAAACTGCTATTACAAGTGTAGGTACACTAACAGCTTTAACAGTTGATACTGTTATTATAAATGGGTCTACTATAGGCCATACTGACGATACAGATTTAATAACAGTAGCGGATGGAATTGTTACAGTAGCGGGAGAAGTCTCTTTGACTACTCTAGATATTGGAGGTACTAATGTAACCAGCACCGCAGCAGAATTAAATATCTTAGACGGTGTAACAAGTACCGCAGCAGAACTTAATATCCTCGATGGTGTAACCAGCACCGCAGCAGAATTAAATATCCTCGATGGAGTTACAAGTACTGCGGCAGAATTAAATCTAATGGACGGAGGAACTACAGCCGGAACTACAGCAGTAGCTTCAGGTGATGGTCTTGTTACTAATGATGGCGGCACAATGCGTCAAACAACAGTAGCTACTTTTGATACTTATTTATCTGCTTCAACAAAAACTTTAACTAATAAAACTCTAGGAGCAGTTACGTTATCAGGCGCAGTTACAGGAGCAGATCAAACTATAACAGCAGTTAATCTTAAAGATTATGGTGAAGTTACTAATGCTATTGGAGCAACAGGTGGTGGAACTCAAGATATTGATTTAACCGCAGGTAATTCTGTTTCAGCTACAGTAGACAGTTCTACGAATACATTTACTTTTTCTAATCCTACAGCTTCCGATGAATTATGTGGGTTTACACTTGTTTTAACCAATGGTGGAAGCCAAACTGTAAACTGGCCGGGAACTGTTGATTGGGCAGGAGGATCGGCTCCTACGCTGACAACCAGTGGTGTAGATGTGTTAGTCTTTTTTACGATTGATGGTGGTACAATTTGGAATGGCTTTTCAGCAGGAGCAGATGTTAAATGACAAATATTAGGCGCGGGTTATTGGGTGCAGCAGGAGTTGATGCGGGTTATCCTGAAGTACAACTACAAGCGTGGGGTGATAATGGTGAAGGGCAGTTAGGTGTAGGTGATACTACCGATAGAAGCTCCCCAGTTAATGTTGGTAGTGCGTACGCATGGCATGATCTGTCTGCATCAACTAGTGCTAAACCTTCAGTAGCAGCAATCCGTGACGGAAAGTTATTTACATGGGGCAATAATGAATATGGACAACTTGGTCTGAGTGACTATACTAACCGATCATCTCCTACTCAAGTAGGATCATTAGAAACTTGGGCAACCGTAGCTATGGGTTCAGCACATTGTGTTGCTATTAAAACAGATGGAACTATGTGGTCATGGGGAAAAAATGAAGTTGGAGCTTTAGGTCAGGGCGATAAATCACGTAGTGTTACTAGAAGTTCTCCTGTCCAAATAGGAAGTGGAGAAACTTGGAGTCAAGTCGCTGTAACTTCTTGGCAACCATTAAACCCTCCTCCTACTCCGAACTATGGTCAATATAAAATGCGTTCAGCGGCTGTTACTTCGGACGGTAAACTTTTTACATGGGGCGGTAATGGTTATAATTCTTATTTATTAGGGAATGGAAGCTTTTTTAACGAGCCTGCGTATTCAGCCGGTAACGGGCATAAGTCTGCTCCTTCTCAAGTAGGTTCTGTAACAACTTGGAAACAGGTTTGGACTCAAGGTGAAAGAAGTATGATTATCAAAACAGATGGAACTATGTGGACATGGGGTTCTGGTGCAGGTGGAGCAAGTATGCGTTCTACTT